CGCCCCCTATCAGCGAACTGACCCATCGGCTCGGTGATACCGCCACGCGGTACGGCATTGCCTATGCGACGGCACGCGAACTGACCAAGGCGATGGATTCAGCCGTGGTGCAGCGACAGCGGCGGGCCTCGTGATGGCGGCCACCTGGACGCTCGCCGTCGTCGAGACGCTCTGCGGCTGCTGCGGCGACGAGCACGGCCCCACGAGAATCCCTGCCGGCGCGCTCGTGCTCGAGCTGCGCTTGCCTGGCGTCTCGCGGCCGAAGTACCGCTGCACGGCGTGCGGTGAACGCTACCGGCCGTTCACAGATGCAGACCTGCGGCAGTTGCCGGCGCCGCCCATTGAACAACCCGCGCCGCGCACCGCCGCGCCAGTCAGGCGGCTGCGCCTGGTGCGTAAGCCGCAGTCGTGGGCCTCGCTCGCCGAGTCAACCACCGGGATCTTCGACCACGCGAAAGCCGCGGCGGGAGATCGGGAGGATGTATGACTGCCGTGCCTGACCGACCGATTTTTGACTTCGAGATCGTGGACGCAATGGCGCAATTCGGCGGGAGTTTCGCGCAGGCCATTGCCGTGGCCGCGCGCCGTGCAGATCCGATGAATCTCTCGGCGCTGAAAGCCGCCTTCCCTGAACTGTGGAACCAGTATGCCGAGCTCGCGCGGCGCCAACGAGAGGCGGAGAAAGGCCGATCATGACGACCAATCTTGCAACGGTACCGGTGGCGTCACTCACGACCACGCCCTACACGCGCGAGCAGATCGACCTCATCAAGCGCCAGGTCGCCGTGGGCGTGACCGATGACGAGCTCAAGCTGTTTCTCTATCAGTGCCAGCGCACCGGCCTGGACGCGCTCACGCGGCAGATCTACGCGATCAAACGTCGGAGACGGCAGCCGGATGGCAGCTATGAAGAACGCATGAGCATCCAGACCAGCATTGACGGCTTCCGGCTCATCGCGCAGCGCACGGGTGAATACCGCGGCCAGGTCGGCCCGGTCTGGTGCGACATTACCGGCGCCTGGCAGGATGTCTGGCTGTCGAGCGATCCGCCGGTCGCGGCGAAGGTGGGCGTCTGGCGCAAGGACTTCGCCGAGCCCGTCTGGGGCGTGGCGCGAACCGAGGCGTATGCGGCCAGGAATGATCGCGGCCTGTTCGCCGGCCTCTGGCGCACGATGCCCGACACGATGGTCGCCAAGTGTGCAGAGGCGCTCGCCTTACGTAAGGCGTTTCCGCAGGAGCTCAGCGGTGTCTACACCGGCGATGAGATGGCCCAAGCGGTCGACCAGGAGACCGGCGAGATTGTGGCCGAGACGCCGGCGCCCGACACGACGCCAGCGGTCGCACGTCCCGAGACCATCGAGGTCAAGGTGCTCGGGATCGTCAAGCGCCAGGTCAAGAACGGCACCGAGAAGTTCGTCATCACCGGCGACAACCAGCAGACGTACCAGACCTTCTCGCTGACGAATGCGACGACGGCGAAGGACGCGCAGGCGGCCGGCCTGCCCGTGCTGATCACCTACACCGACACGAAGTACGGCCGGATGATTCAACACCTGCGCGAGCGCGACGACACGCAACCGGAGCCACCGCTCTAAGAAGGGAACCCTCATATGCGATCAATCCTCGTCGTCCTCGTCGCGCTCCTGGTCGCCGGCTGCGGCGACACGATCATCAACGTGCCGAACCAACCGTCAGCCGTGACCTCGAGCACGACGGCGGCGACGAGCAACAAGCTGGAGTTCCGCGTCACCGGCAACGCGAGCTCCGCGCGCATTCGGTACAGCACGCCGCTCGACGGGCTCGTGCAAACAACGACGACGCTGCCGTTCTTTACGAGTTTCTCAACGAAAGCGGATGACATGTTCGTGTCGCTTGAGGTGACGCCGATCAGCTACTCCGCGATCGTGAACAACCCGTTCCTGTCGGCGCAGATCCTCGTGAACAACACGCTGTTCCGCGAAGCGACGTCGACCGACTTTTTCCTGTACACGATCTCCGTCTCCGGCGTCTGGCGGCGGTGATGCACGCACTCGTGTTGACCCTATTCGCCGCTCTTCTCGCCTGGGCCGTACTCGACTGGGTGATGCTCCGGCGGAGGCGATGATGGTCCTGCCGAATCCGATCGCGTCGCTCGTGCTCGAGGACATACGGCGGGCCGCGGTCTATCTCGACGAGCTCGCCGACGAGCCCCATCCGCCCGTGAACGCGGCGACCGCGCATGGTCACGCGGTCCGACTGTGGTCCGCCTCGCAAGCGGTGGAACGTATCGTCATCGCCGTCGAGCAGTTGATCGTCAATGAACGGTCGCGGCGGACGTGGGAGGCGGGGGAGTCGTGACGGGCAGAAGTGAGGAGGAGTGAACGGTATGGCTCAGCAAGATCAGGCGCACGCGCGGCTCGTGATCTGTGCCCCAGCGAAGCTGCCGGCGTTCTTTCCCGGTGACCTGGAGGGTACCTGCGCCCTCTGCCAGCAGCGCGTGCGCTTCCGGCCCCACATTCCGCGGGTCTGCGTGCTCGTCTGCCTGGAGTGCTACATCGTCCACGCCGAGCCTGGCGCCAAGTGCGAGCTGCTCCCGGCGGCCGCCGCGGAGCTCCAGGCCGCCGGCATTCCACAGCCGACCTGGTGATGGACGTGCGCTGGGCGTTCTGGTGCGATCATGCGCATACCTGGCGCGAACGGCGGCCGGATGGTCGCATTGACCTGGTCTGTCACACCTGCCATCGGCGGGTGCCCTTGATCACGCGGACCGAGGAGGAGCGGGCGACCATGCGCGCCAGATTTCCCGACCTGCCCACCCTCGCAGCGCGGAAGGGGCCACGATGACGCTAGACCGTTGGCGCGGACAGCGCGGGGTGCTTGGCTGGCTGGTGTTGAAGTGGGACGTGTGGCAACTCAAACGCTTTGCGCGCAAAGCAATCCAGAACGCGAACCGTGAAAACGGCTGACCACGTCCTGCTGGCGATGGCGCTCAGCCTATCGGTCTTGGGGCTCGCGCTCACGCTCGCGCGCCTGCGCCAGATCAGCGCCCAGCTAGCCGTGCTGACGCTCCGCGTGACGGACCTGGTCGAGGCGGTCGCGGAGCTCGACACCGATCTACGGGCCGAGCTGACCCGTGAGCCATGATGCCGCACTACTGGGATGGCGACGACGACCGCGACTTTGGCCGGCTCGGCGACGACGACGATGACGGAGTAGCGACGATGCCACAGGCCGCGCCTCACTTCTGCACCGTGCCAGGCTGCGCCCAACTGACCACGCGCAGCCGGTGTCCCGCGCACGCTGCCCTCGCCGAACACCTGCGCCAGAACTACGCACTCAGGCGCTGGTACCGTACCCCCAGGTGGGAGGCGCTTCGTGCCCTGGTCCTGCGCGAGGCCGGCTACACCTGCGCCCTCTGCGGCCAGGTCTTCCTGGCCCTCGAGGTGGACCACATCGTCAGGCACGAGGGGAACCCTGCCACGTTCTGGGATCGGGCGAACTTACAGGCGCTCTGTCGTCGCTGCCATCAACGCAAGACGCAACGTGGGGAGTAGACCGCATGGCTGGCCGTCATCGCGGTGAATCGAGCCGCGGCAAGAACGTTGGCATCTCCAGATATACGCTCGATCCTCAGGATGCCAAGGATCTCCAGTGGATGTGCCTCGACGAACGGCGCAGTGTGGCGAATGCCATCAGCGTCCTAGTTGCCGAGGCTTTAGCCATCCGGCGCCGTGCTCGTCAGATGAACGAGCGAACCGATAGGAGATCCGGCGAGGATGGGCAGATCCGGCGAGGTAGAGAGAAACTACAGCCAGGGGGGGAGGCGAAAAGTTGAAGTGTCCACTCCTAGGAAACCACGCCAGCCGTACGTGCAGCTTTTGCCTATGTGAATTATGCCTGACCCGATCGTGTTTCCGGCGAAACGTGACCGGCGAGGGGGCTGGAACCGGAATGCTCCCACCCGTGACGACGGGCCGTTGGGTCAGCCCGCCGCCCCGCAAGATCCGATCGCGTTCATCAACCGCCTGACCCATACGAAGGGCCAATTCGGCGGGCAGCCGTTCAATCTCCGGCCCTGGCAGATCAAGATTCTGAAGCGGATCTTCAAGAAGCGGCGCGATCGGTTGCGGCAGTACCGGACGTGCCTGCTCATGCTCCCGCGCAAGAACGGCAAGACCGAGCTCGCCGCGGCGATTGCGCTCTATGGGCTCCTGGCCGATGGCGAGATGGGCGCCGAGGTGTACTCGGCGGCGGCCGACCGCGACCAGGCTGGCCTCGTGTTTGGCGTCGCGGCGCAGATGGTCCGGAACAATCCGGAACTTGCCGAGGCCTGCTACATCGTCGAGTCGCAGAAGCGGATCGTGCATCGGGCGACCGGCAGCTTCTACCGGGCGATCTCGGCCGAGGCGTACAGCAAGCACGGTTTCAATGCGTCGATGGTGATCTACGACGAGCTCCATGCGGCGCCCGATCGCCGGCTCTATGACGTGCTCTCGACGGCAATGGGCGGGCGCCAGCAGCCGCTGTTTCTCGTGATTTCAACCGCGGGGTACGACCGGCATTCGATTCTCTGGGAGCTGTACAGCCACGCGAAGAAGGTACAGGAGCATCCGGCGATCGATCCGTCGTTCCTGCCGATTCTGTACGAGGCGCCCGAAGGCGCCGACTGGACGAAACCGCGCGTCTGGCAGAAGGCGAATCCGGCGCTCGGCGACTTCCGCAGTCTCGAGGAGCTGCAAACCCTGGCGGCCCGCGCCAAGGAGATCCCCGCCCAAGAAAACACCTTCCGACGCTTGTATTTGAACCAGTGGACCGAGCAGGCCGCCCGTTGGATTCAGATGCCCGCCTGGGACGCCTGTCTGGCGCCTGCAGGCGGCCCCCAGGCGCTTCTGGGGCGCCGGTGCTACGTCGGGATGGACCTGAGCACGACGACCGACCTGACCGCGCTCGTGGCGGTCTTCCCCGACGAGCTCGGCTTCGACGTGCTGGCCCGGTTCTTCGTGCCCGAGGAGCGGATTCGTGAGCGCTCCCGCCGCGACCATGTCCCGTATGACGAGTGGGCCCGCCAGGGCGTGCTCACGTCCACGCCTGGCGCGGTTGTCGACTACGACGTGCTCCGGCAAGTCCTCTTACAATGGGCCGCGGAGTTTTCCCTCCAGATGATCGCTTTCGATCCGTGGAACGCCACCGACCTGGTCTCGCGTCTGCAGCAGCAGGACGGACTCAAGGTGTCCTCGATGCGCCAGGGCTTCGCGTCGCTCTCGGCGCCGACCAAGTCGCTCGAGCAGGCCATTCTCAGCCGGCGCCTGCGCCATGACGGCCACCCGGTGCTCCGCTGGAACGTCAGCAACGTCGCCGTCGAGACGGATTCGGCGGGCAACCTGCGCCCGTCGAAAGTCCTTTCGACCGAGCGGATCGATGGCGTCGTCGCGCTCGTCATGGCCGTCGACATCATGAACCGGCTGGCCCCGGCCTCGGCGCCGAGCTATCAGATGCTGGTGGTCGGGTGAAACCGCGCGGCCGGCCTCGCCTGGCGCCCGATGACGCCTCGGTGAACGTGCACTTCCGGCTGCCGGCCAAGCAATACGACCTGACGCAGAAGCAGGCCGACCAGGCGCGGCTCCCGCTCGGCGACTGGCTCCGGCGGGTCGTCGAGCGCGCCTGTCGCCCAACGCCGAAATAGACTGGTAGGTTCGACAGGAGGCGTTCACTGCCAGTAAACTACTCGGCATGACGCCCACCTTGGACGCTGCCGTCGCCGAGCTCGCGCGCCTCGCGCCGGAGGATCAAGACCGCATCGCGCGCTGTCTCGTGGCCCTCATCGAAGTCGCACATCCCGAGCTCGCGGACGACGCGGCGTGGACGCGCCAGTTTGCGGCGTCGCGCGACGCGCTCGATTGGCTCTCCGAGGAAGCGCGCGCGGACATCGCCGCTGGCCGGACGACGGATCTCGATCCCGACCGCGTGTGATCTCGCAGACGACGCCGCGGTTCTGGACCGCCTACCACGATCTCCCGAGCCCGATCCAAGACGCGGCGCGCAAGGCGTACCGGTTCTTTCGCGCGGAGCCGCACCACCCGAGCTTGCAGTTCAAAAAGATTCATGGCGCCGTCTACTCGGTCCGCGTCACGCGAGGCTACCGCGCGCTCGGGCGGCTCGATGGCGAGCGCGTCACCTGGTTCTGGATTGGGAGCCATGCGGACTATGACCGCCTCGTGAAGTCACTGTAACGGGCTCGCCGAAGACACGCGCGCGTATTTTTGTCGCCGTAAATAGACAGCCAGCCGTCGATCGGTTCCACTCGTGAACCGATGGAACGCGCGTACGCCCTGCTCGAGGTGAAGGCGGTGGAGCCCTCCCGCCGGATGATCAGCGGGATCGCGTCCACGCCCGAGCTCGATCGCCAGGGCGACATCTTCCACCCGTCCGGCGCGACGTTTCGCAATCCCGTCCCGCTGCTGCTCCATCACAACACCGAGTACCCGATCGGGACCGCCTATCTGGCGGTCACAGCCGCTGGCATCACGTTTGAGGCGACCTTGCCGAGCGTCGACGAGCCGGGGCCGCTCAAGACGCGCATCGACGACGCTTGGCAGTGTCTCAAGGCCGGCGTGATGTCCGGCGCCTCGATTGGGTTTCGCATCCTCGACGGCGGCGTGCAGTACCTCAAGGGTGGTGCGCGCCAGCTCGTGAAGACCGAAATCTGCGAACTCTCCCTCGTGACGATTCCCGCAAATGCGAGCGCCACGATCCGATTGGTGAAATCAATCGCGGCGAACCGCCGCACAGAGGGACCGATTATGAAAAAGACAATCTCGGAACATATCAAGAACCTCGAAACGAAACACGAGGCGATGGGGCGACGCATGGATGAGATCATGCAGCTCGCCGCCGACCAAGGTCGCAGCACCACCCCAGAGGAGGGGACCGAACACGACGACCTCGGGGTCCAGCGCAAATCGATCGAAGCGGACTTGGAGCGCTACCGCGAGCACGAGCAGCTCCAGATCAAGGCGGCGGTGCCGGTGCCGGCCGCGCCACGCCCGTTGATCTCGTCGATCTCGGTGACGCCGAACGTCGAGCCAGGGATCCTGTTTGCGCGCTACGCGATCGCGAAGCTGGCCGCCAAGCTCGACGGCGTCGATGCCGTGTTATTCGCGGAGAAGCGGTGGGGCACCTCGACGCCTCAAGTCGCGCTCGAGCTCAAGGCCGCGGTGAATGCCGGCACGACGACCGACGCGACCTGGGCGAAGCCGCTCGTCAATCAGGCCATCGTCGCGGATTTTCTGCCCCTGCTCCGCGCCGCCACGATCATTGGCAAGATCCCTGGGCTCAAGGACGTGCCGTTCAACGTGAACGTTCCCGCGCAGACCGCCGGCGCCTCGGTGAACTGGGTCGGAGAACTCAAGCCCAAGCCCGTCTCGGCGATGGCATTCGCGACCGAATCGATCGGATTCTCAAAGGTCGCCGCGATCGTCGCGCTCTCGCAGGAGCTCGTTCGCTTCTCCAACCCGAAGGCGGAGGCGATCGTCCGGGATTCGCTCGTGAAGGACATCGCGGCGTTCATCGATGGCCAGTTCACCAATCCGGCCGTCGCGGCGGTGGCCGGGATCAACCCGGCGTCCATCACCAACGGCGCGCCGACGGCCGCCGCGACGACCAACCCACTCGCCGACATTCTCGGGCTCATCAATCACTTCGCCACGAACAACATTCCCGTCCAGGGCCTCACGTTCCTGATGTCGCCGACGAACGCCCTCGCGTTGTCCTTCCGGACGAACGTCGACGGCTCGCCGGAGTTCCCGGGCATCACGATGGAAGGCGGGACGTACAAAGGGATGACGTTCATCACGTCCAACACGCTCGGGACCAACGTCGTCGCCCTGCAGCCGGCGTACATCCTGTTTGCCGATGATGGCGGCGTGACGATCGACGCCTCGACGGAGGCCTCACTGCAGATGGATTCTGCGCCCGCCTCGCCCGTCGACGCGACGACGGTCCTCGTGTCCATGTTCCAAATGAACGCGGTCGCCATCCGCGCGGAACGCTACATCAACTGGAAACGGGTCGGGACCAACACGGTCAAGTACCTCACGGCGACCGCCTGGCCGTCGCCGACTGGCCTGGCCAGCGGCAACGAGCCCACGGCCAAGTCGAAGGCCTAAAACGATGGGCGTGCTCGCGGCGATCCAGCGGTCGCTCCGGTCGGTCTTTGTCCCGGCTGGGGCGAGCCCGGCGCCAGGCACGGGCGCCTGGACGCCGATCGTGCGTGAGCCCTACACCGGCGCCTGGCAAAAGAACGACGAGCTCCAGCTCGAGACCGCGCTCGCCAATCCGGTCGTCTTCCGGTGCGTGTCGCTCATCGCGTCCGACATTGGGAAGCTGCCGTGTCGGCTCGTTGCCGCCGATGCTAACGGGATCTGGCACGAGACGACGAGCGCGGCGTTCTCACCCGTGCTGCGAATGCCCAATCGGTACCAGACGCCAGCCCAGTTCTTCGAAGTCTGGATGTTTTCCAAGCTGCTCTGGGGCAACACCTACGTCCTGAAGGATCGCGATCAACGTGGCGTCGTGACGGCGCTCTACGTGCTCGACCCGTGCCGCGTCAAGCCGCTCGTCGCGCCAGATGGGAGTGTCTACTACGAGCTCCAGACCAACGACCTGGCTGGCATCCCGACGAGCGAGGGGCCGCTCGTGGTCCCGGCCAAGGAGCTCATCCACGACCGTTGGAACTGCGCCTTTCATCCGCTCGTGGGCCTCTCACCGCTGTACGCCTGCGGCGGGGCGGCTCGCCAGGGGCTCGAGATGCAGGCGGCCTCGACGCAGTTCTTTTCTGGGGGCGGGCGGCCGAGCGGGATCTTGATGCCGCCAGAGAGCAAGCTGCAGTCGCTCGATCAGAAAACGCTCGAGCGGCTCAAAGCCACATGGAACCAGATGGGCGCCGGCAGCACGGCCTTCCTCGGAGATTTTATGAAGTACGAACCGGTCGGAGCGTCGGCCTCCGACTCGCAGCTCATCGAACAGATGGGCCTCACGGCCAAGATGATCGCCGGCTGTTTCGGCGTGCCGATCTCGATGGTCGACTCGAGCCAGCAACCGCCGTATGCGAACAACGAAGCCAGTACCCTGCAGTACCACTCGCAGTGTTTGCAGACGCATCTGACCGCGATCGAGGACGCGCTCGATGCCGGCCTCGAGCTGCCGGCGCCCTACGGGACCGAGTTCGATCTCGATGATCTCATCTGGATGGACACGGCGACCAAGACCAAGGCCGCGCACGATGCGATCAGTGCGGGCGCGATGTCGCCGAACGAAGCGCGCCTGAAGTACTTCGGGCTCGGCCCGGTGCCTGGCGGCGAGTCGCCGTTCCTGCAGCAGCAGTACTACTCGCTCGAAGCCCTCGCCATGCGAGACCTGGCCGTCCCGGCGCCGCCGTCGCCCGCCCCGGCGGCGAGCGTCGAGACGGCCGCGGAGGCGCCGCAGCCGTGACGCTCGACTTCTCGCGTGTCACGCTCGCCGGGCCGCTCTGGACGGTGGCCGAAGTGAAGTCGCTGCAGTTGCGGATTACCGACGCGGCGCACGACAGCGACGTGCAGGAAAAGTTAGACGCGGCCGAGGAATACGTCCTCGCGTACCTCGGGCCGGCGGCTGATGAGACCTGGACGCCGACGACGGCGCCCAAGGTGGTCAAAAAGGCGATTCTGGGTTTGACGACGTACCTGTATGAGCACCGCGGCGATGATCCGCCGCCGAATGATGCGGACATCTGGGCGTTCCTCCGCAACCTGCTCTCGCTGTATCGCGATCCGGCGCTGGCGTAAATGGGGATCGGGGCGTATCGGCATGTCGTGACGCTCGCGGATCTCGATCCGGCCGTCGTTCTCGATCCGCTGACCTGGCACTGCTCGATTCAGTCGGCGGCCGGCCAGGTGGTCGACGGGCTCGCGTCGTTCATCGTGCGCGGCCGATTTCATCCAGGGATCACGCTCGAGACGCAGATCGACTTTGAAGGGCGGAAGTTGCAGGTACAGAGCGTAACGGACATCGACGAGCGGCACGAGTTCCTGGTGCTTTCGTGTGTGGAGGTGGTCGCCCGTGGCCGAGACGCAGTTACGCATTAACGGGCTCGCCGAGCTGCGCAAGGCACTCCTCGCGCTGCCGCACGAACTCGTGCGCGACGCCGGGGAGATTGTGCAGGCGCAGGCGAACGAGGCCGCGCGCCAGATCGCGGCCGCCTATCCCGTGGTCACCGGGAACCTCCACGATCATCTGCGCCTCGTGGTCAGGAGCCAGACCCCTGAGAGTGCCAGCGCGACCGTCCGCAACACGGCGAAGCATGCCTGGCTCTTCGAGCACGGTTCGGCCAGTCGCGAGTGGGTAAACGGCAGCACGACCGCGCCGTTCCGGAAGAAGGGCACGGCGCCGGTACCAAACTGGGGGCGTGGCAAGAAGACCGGCTCGATGACAAAGCATCCGACGTTGATTCCGATCGCGATCCAGCGACGCCGGATCATGCTGGCCGCCTTGATTGATCTGGTCAAGCGGACCGGTCTGGACGTCACAGGGACGTCGGCCTGAGAGCGTAAAACGATTTAAAGGAGAGATCACATGGCTGCACCTGCTGCTCCCGTCAACAATCCCGGTACCCACGGCAAAGAGGGCATCGTCGCGCTGAAGATGAACTTGGGCGATACCTACGTCGCCATCGGCAACATCTCCGAGTGGACGCTCAACATGGCCAAGGACAAGGTCGAGGTGACCTCCCTGGGCGATGCCAATAAACGCTACGTCATGGGCCTGAAGGATCTGTCCGGTTCGTTCACTGCGTACTGGGACCGGCTCACGGATGTGATCTTCGATGCGGCCGACGTCGACACGGGCTGCTTCCTGGCCTTCTACCCGAGCGCGACCTCGTCGCAGGCCTGGGAAGGGCCCGCGCATCTGGATGCGTCGGTCAAAGGCAGCGTGACGTCCGCGGTCACGATCAACGCCACGTTTGTGGCCAACGGCGCGTGGACGCGGACCAGCATGGTGGCCGCGACCGGCGCGACCGGCGTCACCAGTCCCGGCACCTTCACGCCGGCCGGCGCGATGGCGCCTGCCAACCTGGCCGCGATGAGCGGTGTCACGGCGTCCCCGGCGACGGCCTGGACGACGGGCCAGTACGTCAAGCTCGGCGACGGCAGTACCGCGCACTGGAACGGCACGGCCTGGGTCGCCGGCGTGGCGTAAGTCGGTGGCCATCACCGGTCTGTCACATCGGATCGTCATCGAAGGCCTGGCGGCCACGGTCCGGCTCGGCTATCACCAGGCCGCCACGCTCGGCCGCTGGAAAGTCGATGGCGACTTGTTCATCGCCGCGGTCGAGACCGTCGACGGCTTTCGCATCACGCAGTCGCCGCTGACGCTGGAAATCGCGAATGCCGACGGCATTCCGACCCGGCGTCCGCTCGGCGACGTCACCGTCTACCAGGGGCAGCTCTCCGCGCGGCTGCTCCCTAAACGTCAGGAGCCATAAATGGGATCGCGTTATCGCCGGCAAGAAGAACTCCGGATCGAGCTCTCCGAGGGCGACTGGCTGCTCGTGCGCAAGCATCTGACGGCCGGCGAGGAGCGAGACGCCTATGCCCGCATCATCAAGGCCGGCACGGTCAAGCAGGGCGAGAAGCCTGAGTTCGACCTCGAGCATCTCGGCATCGCCCAGGCAGTCAGTTACCTGATCGACTGGTCGATCACTGACGCCGACGACAAGCCGATCCGGATTCGCGATCAGGGCTATGCCTTTGTGGCGGCGGCGCTGCGGAACCAGACGCCCGAGAGCCTGCGCGAGATCCTCGAGGCGATCCAGGCGCATGACAGCGCGATGACCGCCGAGCGCGAACTCCAAAAAAAAGACCGGGCTGGCGCGACCGCACCCTCTCCGACCTCCACATCTGTCGCGTGATGGGCTGGACGTACGACGACGTGCTCGATCTCCCCGTCGACGTCTACAGCGTGCTCGTTGACGCCTTGAACGAGGAAGCCCCGCGCAGTCGATAGTGACATGGCCCTTTCCGCGACCTTCACCGCGAACTTTGCCAGCTTCTACGACGCGGTCGACAAGGCTGACGCGAAGCTAAAAGACTTCGGCACGGGCGCCGACAAAGTCAGCGGGCGCCTCAATACCCTCGCCAATCAATTCAGCGGCCAGAAGATCGTGCAGGAAGCCACGATCATGGCCAAGGCCGTCGAGACCATCGGCGGCGTGGCGAAGCTCACCGACGCGGAGCTGCGGCGGGTCGGCGCCACCGCGACCGAAGCGGCCGAGAAGATGACGCGCCTCGGGCAAACCGTCCCGCCGGGCATCCAGAAGATCGCGGACGCGGCGAAAGCGGCCGCCGACAAGACCAAGGCGCTGGCCGATGAGGTGAAGCACGCGGGCGAGCAGACCGGGTTTTTTGAGACCAAGGCGATCGCGATGGGGACGGCGCTCGGCTCGTTTGCCGGCGGGCTGGCGACCCAGGCGATGCAGAAACTCGGGCAAGAGGTCGGCGTGTTCATTGAACGCGGCGCGAAGTTGCCGGCGATTGAGGGGTCGTTCAAGCGCCTGGCCGAGGGCGTCAAGCTCAATGCCGATCAGATGGTCGCGTCGATGCAAGTCGGCACCTCCCATCTGGTCGCGGATTTCGATCTGATGCAATCGGCGAATAAAGCCATGCTCCTGGGCTTGCCGGTGACCGAGCAAGGCATGGGCGACCTGGCCAAGACGGCGACGATCTTGGGCAGGGCGATGGGGCAAGACGCCACCAAGTCGCTCGATGACCTGATCACCGCGCTCGGCCGATCGAGTCCGATGATTCTCGACAACCTGGGGCTCACGGTCAAGGTCGGCGAGGCCAACGAAGCGTACGCGCGCAAGCTCGGGCTGGCGGTCGATCAGTTGAATCCGGCCCAGCAGAAGATGGCCTTCTACGAAGCGGCGATGGAAGCGGCGCGGAAGAAAACGGCGGAACTGGGGGAGCAGTCGCTCACGCTCGGCGAGATCGTTGTGTCGGTCTGGACACGGATCGGCAATGCGGTCACCAGGCAAGCGTCCGAGATGAACATCGGGCTCGGTCGGGCGATGTCGTCGTGGAAGGAGTTTGGCGACTTTCTCCAGGTGGCTGCGGCACAAGGCGTCAACGCCGCGATCAAGTTCGAGGCGGAACGGACGCGCGTGGCGACGGAGGCGGCGACGGCCGAACACGCGCGGACCCAAGCGGCGCTCGATGATCTGAACAAGCTCGAGGCGGCGCGCCAGGGCGCGGGCGCGTCGATGGTCGAACAGTTGAAGATCGCGCGGGAACACGTCGCGGCGCTGACGACCGAGCAACGGGCGAATGTCGCGGCGATGGTCACGCTCGGCAAGCAATACGCGGATCTCCCCAAAGACATCAAGCTCACGGCAGCGGAGTTCGATCTGCTGAAGGCGCAACTGCAAGCGGCAGCGACGGCCAGCCGGGCGGCGGAGAGTGAGGCCAAGAAACACCAGGAGGCGCTCGAGGCGCTCGCGGCCGCCCAGCGGCCGATGTCCGATGCGACGTACGACGTGATTGTGGCGCTGGCCAAGCAAGGACAATCCGAGGCCGACATTGCCAAAGCCATCGGGGTGCATGCCGTCCAAGTCCGGCAGGTCATGGACGCCGAGAAGGTCGCGGCCGAGAATGCCAAGATCCTCACCGCGGAGCGCCTCAAGGACGCGGCCGCGGTCCAGAAGATCATGGACGAGGCCATCAAGCGGGCGGATGCGCTCGCGAAGGTCGTGGTGGGGAATCTCGCCATCGAGACGAAGGCCCGCCGCGAATCCGCGGACCTGCAAGCCAAGCTCTCCCTCAGTGCCTACGAGTACGAGAAGTATCAGATCCGGCAATGGGGCGAGGACCAAAAGCGCGCGGTCGACACGACGGCGGCGAACTGGGAGCGGGCCTATGCCGCCATCGACCAGGCGGTGCACGACAAACTGATTGCCATCGTCTCGCATCAGCAAGGCGTGGTCCGGGTCACGTCGGACTGGTCCGAACAGCTCAAGATCCTGTCCTCGGAGTTCCAAAAGCTCGGGTCGGCGTCGGGCGGCACGCTCGGCGCGGTGCTCGGCGGCATCGGCCAGATGGTTGTCCAGTTGGAGGCGGCCGATCAGGCGACAAAGCAAGTAGGTGAAAACAACCAGGAACTGGGCGGCAAGTTCGGCGCAGTGTCGGTGTTGTTCAACAAGAACGCGACCGACGCGCAACGGTGGGGCGCGGCGGTGCAGACGAGCGCGGCGCTGGCCTCGGGCGCAATGGATGTGTGGACGGCCTCGGCGAATCAGGGGTCGCAAGCCATGAATGCGCTGGCCGGCGCGGCCGCTGGTGCCAAAGCCGGATCGGCGTTCGGCGTCTACGGCATGATGATCGGCGCGGCCGCGGGTGGCACGGTCGGCTTTGTGCGATCGCTCGATGACGGGCGCGAGGCGCTCGAACAATTCGCGAACCGATCGGGGGGCTGGGACCGGCTCCATGCGCAGATGCAGGCGCTCGGAGCCGAGGGCGAGCGCATGTGGGTCCAGCTCACCCAAGGCATCAAGAAGGGCGACCTCGCGGGCGCGACACGCGAAATCTTGGTGGTGCAGCAGGCGTTAAGTGACTTAGCGGCGAAAGCCAAGTGGGACTTCGATCAAGCGGCGAAGGCCGCCGAGAAGGCGTTCCAAGATGCGGCCGATGCCGCCAAAGCGGCGGCCGATGAACAGTTGCAAGTGCAGGAAGAACTGCGCGCCGCCATCAAGGAATACGGATTCACGATCGAGGAATTGGGGCCGAAGTGGCGGCAGCAGGAACTCGATATCCAAGCGGTCAAGTTGCTCCGCACCTACGATCTGCTCGTCGCGTCGGGAATCGACGTGGCAATCGTGCAAGGTCGGATGTCGGAGTCGATTCTCGAGTACTTCCACAATGCCATCAAAACGGGCTCGACGATTCCTGAGGCGTGGCGGCCGATTCTCGAATCCATGGCGGCGGCGGGCAAGCTGACCGATGAGGCCGGCAATAAACTGACCGATCTGTCTGGGGTCCAGTGGTCGAAGTCGTTGGGCGGGCAATTGGACACGATTGCCGAGAAGTTGCAGAAGATTCTCAATCATCTTCTGGGGATCGGGGAGTCGCTGGATTATGTCGGAAGCGGCGCGTTCAAGATACCGAATCTCGACTTTACCGGGCCAGCACCGCCCACCATGGGCGGCGGGTTCTTGCCGCCTAGTGAGGGCGCCTACAAGATGGAGAGTTATCAGGGCGGGACCGATGGCTACAAGAACTTCGGCGCCGGCACGCCGGTCATGCTGCACGGCTGGGAAGCCGTGGTCCCGCGTGAGCAGTCCTCGGGCGCCTTCGCCACCGTGAGCGGCGGGCCGGTCGGTGGCGGCGTCGGCACGATCAACGTCGGCGGGATCACGTTGGCGCCGGCTACGGTTGATGAGGCCTGGCTCCGCCGGGGCGGCGCGCGCCAGATTGCCGATGCCGTGGCGACACATCTGGGTCGGACATTAGGCGTGGCGCCGGTCTAACCGTATGGCGATGCGGGTCACGATCAACGGCGTGGATGTGGCGGGCGGGATCTGTTCGGTGCCCGGCGCGACGATCGGGCCATTGAAGAATAACGAGCTGTCGCCGGCGCATTTCCAATTCCTTGACGGGGCGGCGCCGAATCGTGGCGATACGCTCGTCGCGTATGCGCCGGACGGCGTGACGCCGATCTATGGCGGGATCGTGCGCAAGCGGACGGCGACGGCGTATGCGCCGCATCTCACGGAGATGTTTACCGATTGCGACATTGACGATTGGTGGGTGTATCTCGATACCTCGGTACCGACATCGCGCGTGTACGTGGCCCCGGTCACGATGAAACAAGCGCTCGTCGATGTGGTCAACGATTGCGGGTTGGCGGCGATCGGCTTCACGGTCGATCCGGCGCAAGTGACGGGGCCAACGTTTCCGGCGTTCGGCTGGCCGGCGACGGGGGCGGCGGAGGCGGTGCGGCGGCTCTCGACGTGGGCGACATCGGGATCGGTGAGTTATGTCGCGCAGATTTCCCCATCGAAAGTGATTCGGATGTTCATCCCGGGGACCGATCCGGCGCCGTTCACGATTACGGATGCGGCGCCGCATTGCGAGGAAGTCGGCTGGGCGGATCCGGATGCACTCCCGTATACGAAGGTGGCGCTGTGGTGCGGGCCGGCCGGGCCGATGGATTACCGGCAGTCCTGGGTCCAAGCGGGCGGGGCGTCAGCCTGGGTGGCGGATATTCCGGCGGCCAACGGGCTCACGGCCGGGTACGTGACGGTCGGCGGCATCAACAAAACGGTCAACGTGTACGGCGAGGCCGATCCGGCGTCGTTTGGCTGGGAGTGGCAAACGCGGACGTTACATCTCGGGACCGATCCCATCCCGGCCGATGGCACGGTGATGGAGTTTGTGTACGCGGCGGCGAGTCCGTTTCTCGTGACATCGGGTACGGGCGCGATTGTGAGCACGTCGAGTGATGAAACGATCTTGACGCTGGCCGATGGGCAGCGAACCGCGGACGGGTTGTACGCGCGGCTGAGTCAAGGCGCGATTACCTGGGCGATTGTCAGTCACGATCATGGATGGTTGCCGGGGCAAGGGGTCGCGGTGCATCTGTCGGCGCCGGCCGTCAATCAGACGTTGACGATCAGTGACGTGACGATCCGCTGGGACGGGTCGGGCGTCTGGAAGTACGCGATCGCGGCGGTGGAGTCGGTGGTCTATCAGGGCAGTCCAGCCGATCAATGGCGGGCGCTCGGTGTGGGCGTGGCGGGCGGGCCAGCGGCGCCGGCCACGATCGGCGGGGATGGCGGGGGCGGCGGGAGCGGCGGCATGCTGGCGTTGCCGGCGGGACAGATTTACGTTGGCTCGCCAAGCAACACGGCGGCGGCCGTCCCGATGTCGGGGGACATCAACATCACCGCCGCCGGCGTGACGACGATTGCCGCCAGTGCCATCGGCAATGCCGAGATTGTGGCCGGCGCCGGGATTACGGACGACAAACTCGCGACGATTAGCACGGCCGGCAAGGTCGCGAATAGTGCCACGTCGGGCACGTCGGCGGCGGTCGCGAATACGCTCGTGCTGCGGGACGGGAACGCCGACTTTGCGGCACATCTGGCCGAGCTGCCATTCATTCGATCGCCGCTGTCACCGGCCACGGATCTGCTCATGACATCGAGCGCCGGCATGACTCTGTCGCCAGCGGTGCGGCTCCTGCTGCAACCGGCAGAACACGTCTGGATGAAACCGACCAGCGCAGTCGTCATGGACGCTGGCGCGAAGTTGATCATTCCGGCGCTGAACTACACGCAGAATCTCGGGCGGCCCTTCCAGAAGTTTCTAACCTTGCATGCCGCAGAGTTGTGGGTCGAGACACTGGTCGCGCAGCAAACGATGGCGACGATCGGCGGGCGCATCCTCGTCGGCCCGACGACGATGCTGGCGCGCGACCTCGCGCCTGGCGACACCACGATCTACGTCAAGCACAACAGCTTCCTCCTCGGGCAAGCCGGCGTCGAGTACGGCTCGAAGCTCTACATGGAATCGGGCGGGCAATTCGAGGCGATGCAGGTCACGGTGTTTCCGGTGTCGGATGGCGGCACGGGGCCGCCGGTGCAGGAGGCCGACGGATCGTATGCCTACACCGTGCAGCGGGATCTCGATGGCAGCGGCGCTAATGCGTGGTGGGCCGGCGATGCCGTGTTCGATACCGGCAAGAAAGGGTCGGGGTTTATCGACCTCTATAGCATGCGTGGCGTCTTGTCGGGGTATGGGCCAACGATCGTTGGCAATATCAGGACCAAGAGCGATCCGTATGGGCTGTATACCGACATCGAGCCACGGTGGGCCATCGGCAATCTCGATGGCCTATACGGCTATAGCGGCACGACCTTCGGTGCGGCATTCGGCGATCACGCCAAGGCGTGGTGGTCGGTCGATTCGATCAATGGCGTGCGGCAGAGCTACGGCACCACCGTGGTCTCGCAATTGGATATGGCCGGCAATGCGTCTTTCGTTGGCACCGTGACAGCCGGCGGCGGCAAGATTGGCGGCTGGTCGATTCTGCCGAATTATCTGTATGCGCCCGCGACGAACACCTCGATCGCGTTCAATTCGTCGGTGCCGTCGATCGAGATTGGCGATCCACGTCCGCAAGGGTTCGGGCAAGCGGTCGCAGGCATCTGGATGGGGAATGAAGGCGGCGTCTATAAGTTTCGCGCGTCGAGTGCGAATGGACTGGCCGGGTTTTTTTGGGATGGGACGGTTGCGACCTTCCGAGGCGACGGGGCCGGCGTGACGAATATCAACGGCGGCAACATCCAGACGGACACCATCACTGCGACACAGATTGCGGCTGGCGCAGTGACGGCCGCCGAGATTGGTGCGCGATCCATCACTGCCGATCGCATCGTGTTGGGAGCATTGACGGCGGCGGAAATCAAGTCGAGGACCATCACCGCCGATCGCATCGTGGCTGGCGCATTGACGGCGACGGAGATTGCCTCGAGGACCATTACGGCCGATCGCATCGTGGGCAGCGCAATTACCTCGACGGAGATTGCTGCGAATAGCATCACGGCCGATCGGCTGAACGTCAGCACTCTGTCGGCGATTACGGCGAACCTCGGGACCGTGACGGCCGGCCAGATTTCCGGCGTCACGATTTACGCAGGCACCGGTAATGAGGTCCGGCTCGATGGGAGCGGCATCACGATTGCGTCCTCAGGGCTGGGCGCGAACAGTCGGATCAAGTGGTCGGATGGCTCGCATGTGTTCGGCGACAGCGGTCAAGCCTACGTGCGCGGCGCAGGCAATGGCGTGACGCTCGACAGCGGCGCGGGCACTGGCCAAGCCCAACTTAGTAGCGGAGCGTTGACGTTGATGTCAGGGACGGAGTTACGCATCCAAAACTTGCAGGGCGGCAGCAATCGGCAAGTGTGGGTCGATGGCAGCGGGCGCTTGTTCGCCTGAGGTCGGGCAGCATGGCAGAGCACACGAATGGCGTGCCGGTGTTGAGCGAGATTGACGCACTGCGGCTCGAAGGGGCAATCGCGCAACTGGAAAACGCGCAACTGAAGATCCACGTCTTGCAGGAGCGGGCGCGCACGGTGCAAGCCACGATCAATACCTTGGTACAGGCGGCGCACCGTGAGGGCTATACGCTGCGGCGGCTTGAGGACGGCTCGGGGTTTGTCTATGTGCCGGTGGACGGGGCGGCGAGGGTGGGGTTGGAAGGATAAGAGGAGGGTGTGATGGACCTGGTCATCCTCGTGCTCGTCGTCGCGCTCATTGGGTTTCTCGTCTACATCATCACAACCAAAGTGCCCATGCCGACCGGCTGGGCCACGACGCTCCAGGTGCTGGCGCTCATCGTGCTCGTGCTGTGGCTGCTGTCGCACTTTGTCGCGCTGCCGAACGTGTTGCCGCGGCGATAACCACCGGCGCGGCGTCAGCGCATCTGCTTCGGGATAGGCGGAAGACGGTCCACGGCGGTATTAGGCGTCGTGGCGTAGGGCGACTGGCATTGCGGACACGTGGCCGGGCCGCGTGTGGCGATCAGTCCACATTTCGCGCACTGGATCTGATCAGCGGTGAGCAGAGGATTGGCCTTCCCGAGGGTCGTCATCGACGCGGCGGCCGGCGGCGCCGCTCTGGCGTCACTCAGTAACTTCCGGAGTTCGGCATGGTGTGCGTTGGCCTGTGTGATCCGAGCGAGGATGGCCAGAAAGCACGCGACCGCGATCCCGCCGACGCCGCTCGTGGCATTGGACAGGAGCGCGAGCCCGGCGAGCAGCGCGACCCAACTGATGAGGACGAGGATGAGGGCGAGGTTGCTCATGTGTTTGAAGTTTCCTTTGGCCTTCTTGTTCTGAAATCAGCGTAACCATTACGTGAATGAAGGGTGCGGAAACGTGGCGAAAGGTGGCGTTTGGTGACGGTTTAGGCTCGCCCTGGCGAGCAGGGCCGACCCTCGATTGAAGCCCGTATTCATTGGTTTATTTGGGGATTTTAATGGTGGACGGCGCGAGGCTCGAACTCGCGACCTCTGCGTTGCGAACGCAGGGTTAATTGCGTTTTCCTTAACGTTTTGATGGGGTTTTGAAGGAGCGTCACTAGAACGTGAATGGGATCAGGGTTTCTGGGTTATTCCGCGTCGGGTTCGCTTGAAAAAGACAGGCTCAATACTCGCGCCTGGGTGCGATGCGGCTTGGTCACCGTGAGGCACGCATGCTTCAGCATTCCTGCGGTCGCGAGAACCCAGGCTCTGTCGAAGGCACGCGCTGGGAACCAGACAACAACCTTGAAGTCCGAACGCCAGAGGTGCACGAAGCCGATCGCCGCTGAGGGATCGGCGTCCTCATCGCGCTCCTGCAGAGATATATCGATTTCGTAAATCTTCCTGATCGGTTCGTCCAGCCGTCCGCGACATTCAATGACGCTTCCCGAGTTGTGGATCTCCAGCTTGACCGCCAGAATCTGGACCAGCCGGACTAGGTGGTCATCCAAGGATTAGGCCCGCTTGCGCAGCCGCGGCGCGCCGACCATCGCGAGCTGATCGTCTTGTCGGGCCTCCGCGTAGATCCGGAGCAGCATCTCCGGGTGTTTCCAATTGCCCTGCTTCTGGACGGCGCTGATCGGCGCGCCCTTCTCGAGGAGGTACCGCACGGCGCCAGTGCGGCGCGTCGACCAGTGAAACGTCAGGCCGCCGTGCGCGCGGCCGTAGCGAAGGCCGGCCTTCTTGCAGAGGTACTCGAAACGCTGGCGCACGGAGCCGACCCAGTCCCGCGGGTTTCTGGCGCGTCGAAACTTCGCGAAGTAGAACCGCTCATCCGTCCGCTCGATCGCCTTCAGAACGGCCAGGGCGCGGGGCGACAGGGCCGTCTCGTAGGCCTCCCCGCTTTTCGCGTGCTTGACGTACAGCCACTGGCCGTCGTGCTCGCTCCGCTCGAGGTCGAGCAGGTCACCGAGACGGATCATGGTATCGACCCCGAGGATGATGATCGCCTTGTCCTGGGCATCCTCAGCGACCTCGAGGAGCTTGTGCTCTTCGGCCGGCTGCATCAGGCGCCGTTTGATGGGCGGCGCTTTCAGGCGCTTCAGGCCGACGATCGGCGAGGCCGCGAGGTACGTGCCGACCGCATCGCGCAGCATCCCTTTGAGGACGTCGATCTCCCGATTGATGGTCCGCGGGCCGCAGCCGTCGGCGATCCGGGCGGCCATGTAGGCCCGGACGCGATCGGCGTCGATGGCCGAGAGCAGCTCGGCGTCGAACGCCCGCCGGAGCGGCACGAGCGCGTCGATTTCGCGCGCGGCGCCACGGTGGAGCGCGATGACATCGCGGGTGTACCGCTCGGCATAGACGGCAAAGCGCACCATCGGCGGGCCGTTAGGCAGTCGCCGCACCTTCCGCTCCGCGATCTCGAGCATCCGGCGCTGATAGGCCTCGACCGCGAGTGCCTTGTTGTCTTTCCGCTGGGTCGTCGTCTCGCCGATGAGAATCTTGCTGCTCTCGCGCTGCTGCCCTTTCGGCGCGCTCTCGAGATGCAGCCAGTAGTACGGCGAGTCGTCGCGGGTGAAAACGCCCATCTAGCGCCGGCTGCCTGATTGGACCCGACGCTGGCGACACTGCTGGGCCACCAACTTCGTGGCGTCGAGAATGCCTTGCATCAGCGCGGGTTGCTCCTGGGCGAGTACGTGCAAGTCGTCGATGTGTGCGCGGAAGGCCGTCACCAGGGGCACGCCTCGGATCGTCGCTGGCGTGGGACGGGGAATGAGGACCGCGCGCTGCGTATGGGGCAGGACGAGATACAAATGCCGATCACGCAGTTTAGACATAGACGACCTCGCCGCTGTCCTGAATGGATCAAGATTTCTTCTTGGCCTGTGGCGCGACCATGGGGAGGATCGGCGCTTGGGTCGCGGGCGACTGGCCGTCCTTATTCAGCGGGGCCACGATGGTTTCCACGAAGGCGATCTGCGATTCATCGAGGCGGATCAGGTCGGCCAAGATGAGGGCGAGGCGTTCCCGCTGGTCTTCTGATAAGGCCGCCGTGAGAAACGCCTTCACGGCGTGTTTGACTTCCGCCCCGGCGTGATGAAAGCGCTGCGCGAGCCGCAAATCCTCCTGCAATAGATCCTTCAAGAGCGGATCTGGAGTCTGGCCCGCTTCCGCATCGTCGGCGAAGAGTTGATCCAGGGTCAGATCCATCGCCCGGGCGATCCGTTCCCGCTGCTTCTTCCGTGTCTCGCGCAACGCCGCCTCGAAACTTTGGAGACAGCCCACCGAAATCCCGGCCTTGGCCGCGAATTGGACCTGACTCATCGCGCCGTGCTCCCGGCGCCATGCGATCACCCGTGCGGCCGCCCGGCGATACATCGCCTCATTGTCAACGATCGGACTGGGGTCGATCACATGCACGCCAGCAAGCGTAAATTAACTAGTTGACACAAGTCAACTTAGTTGTATATTGTGCAAAAAAGTTAACTATGCTGCTCAAATTGGCGCGCAAGGTCGCCGGGCTCACCCAGGGAGAGCTAGCCAAACAGGCGGGCGTCACCAAGTCGTTTATTTCGCTGCTCGAGAGCGGCAAGCGCGACGTCCGGGCCGTGGGCTATGAAACGGTCGCGCGGATTGCCGAGGCACTCGGCGTGAGCCCGCAGGAGTTGTTCCCTCTGGACGTCCGGAAATCCCATCGCACGAAGAGGCCGGCATGATGTCGCCCAGTCCCTATCTCACCGCCAATGAAGCCGTGGCGTACCTCCGGCTCGGCTCGCTGAACATGCTGTACCGCCTCGTGAAGCAACACCACTTGCCGTTCTGCCGCCGCGGGCGCCTGTACCTCTTCGATCGGCGCGAAATCGATGTCTGGTTGCACGGCTTCGCTAGTGAGATTGAGTTCCATCGCGCGCGGCGCCGCGCGTGAGAGCGGCCCCTGGGCAGGAGGAGGCGTGAATGGTGAAGCGCATCAGTCGCCGTCGCGATCGTGTCGTCAATCAGCGAACGGGCGTCGTGGATACGGCCTCGGAATACGTCGAGAATCTGCGCGCGCTGGAACGCGCCGTGCAACGGCTGGACGATGACATCGCGATCACGCACGCCGAGTTGAAAGCCGCGAAGGAGGCCCGAGAAAAGGCCGTCGCGCAGATGCGGTCGGCGATTCGTGAAGGGACGGTCTTACCGCTACTCGAGCTCGACGCCGAGACGACCTCGGGCGAACCCGCCCGGCCGAGTTCATAGACCGCGCCTGGGACTTGCGCGATGTGGGTGAAAGTCGATGACGGCTTCGTGGAGCATCCAAAAGTGATCACGGCGGCGCGTCATCTCGGCCCGAATGGCGTGGGACGGGTGGTCGCGGTGTGGCTCGAGGCGATTTGCTACGCGGCCCGGAATCTCACCGATGGGTTCGTGCCGATCTTGATCGCGCGGAAGTTCATCACGGACCGGCGCCCGCTCGATGTGCTCGATGTCATGGCGATGTCCGATGTCCGGCTGATGACCAAGACCGACACCGGGTATCGGTTTCACGACTTTGAGCACTATCAGCCCTCCGCGGCGGCGGTCAAAGAGAAGCGTCAACGCGAACGGGACCGGAAATCTACCAAGATTCCGCGCGGATTCCGCGCGGAATCCGCGCGGCAGATTCCCGGCGGAATCGCGAAGGATTCCGCGCGGATTCCAGAGCGCTCGCGCGCGCGCGATCCCGTCCCGTCCCCAAGATCTAAGAAAGAGCAGTGCGCTGACGCGCACGCTTCGCGGTCTCGCGTGCTAGTCAAGCTCGCGCATACCGTCCTCGACGACATCAGCGAGGACGCCGACGCGCCCCCTATCAGCGAACTGACCCATCGGCTCGGTGATACCGCCACGCGGTACGGCATTG